TCGGCGCTGCTCTGGTGTTTTAGTCTCCTGAATTGCTTCTTCGGAATCAGGGATATCCGCTTCTAGTGTATCTGTCATATCTACCTATTGTTAATCAGCCAAGGCGGAGGCTGTTAGTGAAATTATAGCACGAACTGTTGTTGCGTTTAGTCCTTGCGGGAGTATTTCTTAAAATTAAACTCCTCCATTAAATCTGCTGTTAAGAACTGAGCAACTGTCTGGCATCGGTTTCCTAGATACTTGTCTGGGGAATACCAAGGTTGCGATAGCATTTGGTCACGACGATCCTCTAAATACTCATAGAGGCAACGACCAACGTCTGGATTATCGTTAAGATGTTTTTTAAATTCAGTAAAATTCACGATTATGCGTTTGATTCTAGGTTTTGAGTTTCCATGTTGCCAACACTTGCTGCTTCAGTTCCGTAGATACCGAACTCAGTGCCGTTCTTTTTCTGTGCAATTGCCATCTCAAGCTGCTTCTTGTATTCCCCTAAAAGGAACATGAACTGAGGGTTTGTAAACAAGATAGACTCGACTTGACCAGATTGCTGAATTTGCTGTTGCTCGCCTTCATACTCGCCAACCACTTGCATACGTAGTTCGGCTGCGTTTTGGGCAGGTGCGCGGGCGATACCAGCGGACATTTGAGCAATATCGGATAGTGTTTCGTTCTTGATCTTGTCAGTGCCAACTTCAGCAGGTAACAAGATAGTCTCAGCGGCCATTGGGTCAGCCATCGAAAGAAGGAAGTCAACAACAGCTTCATTGTTTACACGACCAGATGTATCTAGCTGTGCTGCTTGAATAATGGTGCGTGACATTTTTTCCATTTTCTCTGGATCATCATACAATGTATTAAAGCTCACACACACATCCATCTCCGTTTCTTCGGAATCCTTAACAAATTGAATAGGCTCTGGGCGACCAGTGATACGGAAAAACAATTCCTCTGGACCTTTGAGCTTATACATTTCGTATGTTAATTTCAACACATCTTGAGCAAAGCTTAGATGGCGATTGATAGAAGCAGTTTGCATTTGAATTGAAGTTGGATCTTGTGGGTCATGCCCAATCAAGCGATCCGCTTCAGATACAATTTCTTTTTCTAAATTAAATACAGCTCCAAAGTTCGTGTTACGTTGTAGATATGATGGTGCTTGACCAGTTCGGGTAGCATATACTCCACCAGGTCCTGGACGACCATGATCCCACGTTGGCGGCGCAAGCAGGGAAGGACTCACCTCGTAAGCTGAGTTGTCCATGTTTGCGTCTCGGAGAACCTTCTGGTTCTTCTGGCTTGCCTTCAGCAGCTCTGGAACTGTTGGGGCGCTGTATAGTGTACGTGCGTCGTAGCTACGTGACTGCACAATGAAAGGTAATTGGCGCAAACCACTGAGCAGTGTGCGCTTGGCGAATGGTGGGACTTGCCCATCGCTATCACCAAACTCGGGACTCCATACTGTTAGGTAAATACCCTCAGCCAGATCGTCTCGGTCAATTAAACGTTCAAACGTAAAGACAACATCAATCAAGTCGCGGTCTTCATCTAGGGAAGTCGGCTGTCGAGGATTTGGTATTGTGCTGCTTGTACGGAATGCGTTAAGTGTGCCACGCTCATTCTCTACTGCCCAATCTGCCCATTCTTTATCCCAATCCTCAGAGCTTACGCGACTAAGGATTTCTTGAGATGTCATTGGCTTACGGATGTGACAGCGAACTGCGTCGCAAAAATTTGTTGTATAGGATGGTGCAAAGAACTCTTCATCTGGAGCAAGGACTTGAACGACTGGTTCACCTTGATCCTCTGCTGTTACTGGAATCTTTGCAGTTCCGTATTTGCGTAGTTCCTTTAAAGCTTTGCGAACACGCTTTTCATTAATTTCCCATCCTGGAATTGAATTAAATACTTCTAGCGCCTCATCTACACGATCTTCGTCGGCAAGGATCTCAATGTAATCTGCCGCTTGCTCTGGAAAACTTTTTTGAATTTCTTCTAGGTCGAAGATTTTTTCGTAAGAACGTTTAGTTGGAGACCTATAGTCGCAGTATGCGACTCGCAAAGATTTTTCTTGTGCGTAGTTATCTGCCTTCTCCATTTGCTGCCAGAAGTCTTTGATGCCAGCATCACGGAGCCATCGCATAAATGCAGTAACCTCTGCGGAACGTGCTACATCTTGAATGTTTCGAGGATAAGCGCGAATTGAAGACTTGCGAAGTGCGTTCTCATTGATTGCTACTTGAGAAGCAATATGATATTCAGCCAAGTGAACCTCTGTGTCGCTGGAGTTTTGGAATGGGAATGCGGTTTCACCAGACTTCTTTAAGTCACTTGTCTTTCCCTCCCATTGGCAATGGCGAATATCAGCAGAGTCGCTGCATCGTTTAATGAAATCAGAAAGACTATCTACGTCTTCATCGAACGTTTGTCTAAATTGGTCATAGTCAAACTCGTCAAAGTAAACTTCCGCCTCGTTACTATCTTGATCTCTATTTATAGCCATTGTTGTAATTGTATCATGGTTTGTTGTTGCGCTTTATAGCTGTTAGTATGTGATATATTCCTCGATCACCCAAACCTAAAGCGTCGTGTAATTCTTCGTCTGTCTTTGCTGGGTTAATCTCTCCGCGCAATAGTCTTTTATAGTCAATTGAAGACCAGTAATCAGTGCTGTCCCTAATAAAATCTCTATCGGGCGACTGGGTATCGGTATTGTAGTTGTCCATCATATTGTCCTTTGTTTACTTTTAAAATTTTACCCTTTCGATTAATAATGTCCTTATGTCGCTTTGGAACTAATACCTTTACCTTCATGCGAGTTTCAAGGTCTTCGGCAAAAATTATACGAGCATTGTTAGTTTGTTGGTGAAGCACCTTAACTATAACTACTTCTGGTTTAGCTACTTCAATCTCATTAAGTTCACCTTTAATTTGTCCCATAATTTTAAGGACACCACTAGGAAGGATGTATTTGCCATCCATGTCTTCTTCCGTACATACTGCTGCACGAAGCTTTCCAATTCGCATTGCAGTATATGTTCCGCCTAATTGCTTTGCTATAGACTTGCAGGTTTCGTTTTCTGTTTCTGTCATAATTAATATCCTCCCGAACTGACCAAGCATTTAAGCTTGCCATTTGAGTAATGCTCTGGTCCTTGTCCGTAGTTTGCTGTTCTTAAATAGCGAAGGCAGTCAATGAAGTCCTTCAGTGCCTCGTCTTTCTTTTTTTGTGCGCCATAATTTACAATGGCATAGATTAGATTGCCACAGTCTTCATGGATAAATACTCGTGGTTTGTTAGCTGCATCGATTGGTAGGTTCACGTTGTAGTAGAACCAGTCATCAATAGCTGTTAATCCTTGCTCCTCTTGTGAACCCATAGACGGAACATAGTGAAAGTCGTGGGCAGAGAACTGGTCAAATAAGTCAGTATTGTCTGCATTCTCATTAGCAAAGAAGCGAGAGTCACCAATACGCTCAAATGGATGGATGCCCAGTTCTTTTTCAATGTCGGAGAAAAGCTCACAATATCCAACAACATCGTAGCCTAGCTTCTTAGATGCTGGTCCAAACTTCCAGTATGGATCACCAAACTCAGCCCAAGGTCCGTAGGTCTTACGATCTGGCCACTCCCTACGGATGTAAATCTCTGTATCTGATCCTACGCCTGTTACACCTGCCCATAGGCTTGTGTAGTTACGAGCGCCAGCAGGGTCAACCACTTGGTAGCAGGTGTACTCCTTTTTGTCCGACAGGTCTGGGAACTCATCATCTGAAAGCACATGGACACTCTGGCTAAATAGAGGGAACAGAGATGTCATACTCTTGACTGGAACACCATACGCACGAGTAAGGATCTCGTCTCTAGTACTATGCTTTAGTTCCTTAGCGATACGCTCATATCCGCCGAACGGATTAAACTCAGAGTGGAAGTATACGATACCTGCGTCCTTCTCTGGGCTATATTGCGTTACTGGAACCTCTTCGTCATCTAGCAATGGTGCTTTGCGTGTCTTCCTTGTCTCTGCTCCCTTTAAAAACTCAGCTACGAATGGCGTGTAGCCATCAATAGGCGTGAACGTCAGCATCATCTTAGCATCCCGTGTAGCTAAACGGAAGCGCATAGTGCGGATTAGGTCACCATCCTCAAGATACTCATCTGGCCACAGACCAATGTTGTGCCATTCTGGGGTCTTAGAACCTAGCTCAAGACCCTCAAACTTACTTCTGTTAGCAATAAACTGGCTGTATGTATGGAACAGCACCTGTGAGCCATTAGGTAAGATGAATGACTGCCCTGTAAAGCCGTTCTTTACTGTGTAGTTCAAATACTCCAGCACACCCTTGGTCTTTACCTTAAACTCTGGGGGTAGATACCTGTAGACTGCCGCTTGTTGCGTTCTAATAGACGCATCAGCGTCCTGTGCAAAGCATACGATGATAGACTTTGGATTCTTCAAAGCAGCCTTCACGACGCTCCTAGCTCCATACTCTGTCTTTGAGCTACGATTGCCGCCGAATATCATCAGCGTATCATAGTTATTCAGCATCTCGTCTGCATACTCCCAGCCTTTAAGTGATACACCGAAATTAAGAGGATCAACGTCGGCATTAGCCACAGCATCCTCATGCATCCTATGCATCTCAACAAGAGCCTTCAGTCCTTCTGGCTTAGAAG